AAGAGTTATCTTTACCCGATGATGCAGAATTAATTGATGATAGTAATAGTGAACATCAAACGTTTATCAACTATTTGAATAACAGGGGTGTCAAACATACTGATTACCCCTTCATGATTACTCCTTCTGAAACCGGCAGAAACAGTAATAGAATTATTATACCCTACACATATCAAAATAAGATTGTAGGTCATATCAGTCGTTATCTTGATAATCGTATTCCTAAATATATCAAAGATCAGCAACAAGGATTTGTATTTGGCTTTGACTTGCAAAAGCCAGAGTATGAAGTATGTCTAGTGTTTGAAGGTATATTTGATGCTATCGCACTTAATGGATGTGCGGTAACGCATGAAACTATTAGCGATGAACAAGCAGATTTATTGCGAACACTTAATAGAAAAATCATTGTTGTTCCTGATATGGATAAGACGGGATTAGGAATTATTGATAGAGCATTAGAGTTAGGGTTTGAAGTAAGTCTTCCAAATTGGGAAGATGAAATTAAGGATGCCAATGATGCTGTAGTAAAATATGGTAGACTGCCTACATTACTAAGTATATTACAGAACGCAACAAACAACAAGATTAAGATTCAGATGCAACGGAGGAAAATTGATAAAAGATTATAATACAGAGGTGCAAGCATTGTTCTTGCGCATGATGGTTACTAACGCAGAGTTATATACACGGGTCATGAATATCATGAATTCGGAGAACTTTGATCGTAAGTTGCGTCCCGTAGCAGAATTCATTGTAGAGCATTCCACTAAGTATAACATTCTACCCGACCCGGTACAAATCAAAGCAACAACCGGTCAAGACATTGATGTTGTTCCTGATTTATCTGAGGGTCATAATGATTGGTTCTTAGAAGAGTTTGAATCGTTCACTAAGAGACAAGAACTTGAACGTGCAATTATGAAGGCTGCCGACTTACTTGAAAAGGGTGAGTTTGATCCTGTTGAAAAATTAATCAAAGACGCAGTGCAGATTTCATTGCAACGTGACATGGGTACAGATTACTTTGCTGATCCGAAAGCACGTATCAATAAGTACTTCAATGCAGGTGGACAGGTGTCTACTGGCTGGCCTCAAATGGACAAACTGTTATATGGTGGATTCAGTCGAGGTGAGTTGAATATCTTTGCAGGTGGCTCAGGTTCAGGTAAGTCACTTGTTATGATGAACATTGCATTGAATTGGTTGCAATCTGGATTAAGTGGTGTTTATATTTCACTAGAACTTTCAGAAGAATTGACTTCATTACGCACTGATGCGATGTTAACTAGTATGAGTACTAGAGAAATTCGTAAGGATATTGACACAACTGAATTACGAGTTAAAATGGTTGCAAAGAAGGCTGGTCAATATCGTGTTAAGGGTATGCCAGCACAATCTAACGTTAACGACATTAGAGCATATATCAAAGAAGTTCAGATTCAAACAGGTATCAAGATTGACTTTGTAATGGTCGATTATCTTGATTTGGTTATGCCGGTATCTGTTAAAGTCAATCCCAACGATCAGTTCATTAAAGACAAATACGTATCAGAAGAATTGCGTAACTTAGCGAAAGAATTAGGTATTCTTATGGTTACTGCGTCACAGTTGAATCGTAGTGCTGTAGAAGAAATCGAATTCGATCATAGTCACATTGCAGGTGGTATCAGTAAGATTAATACTGCGGATAACGTGTTTGGTATCTTTACAAGTCGTAGTATGCGTGAACGTGGCCAATATCAAATTCAATGTATGAAATCACGTAGTTCAACGGGTGTAGGTCAAAAGATTGACTTAGATTATAACATTGATACCATGCGAATTACTGATTCTGACCCAGAAGGGCATGGTCAAAAGACTCAATCTCAGCCTAGCGCAACTGATATTATGGCTAAAATTAGAGCAACTAGCACTGTAGGCACTGTAAATGAAACAATAGACCCTATTACAGGCGAGATAGAACTTGGGAATAAACGTGTTATTCCTGACGTTCAGAGCGCAAAATTGAAGTCTTTACTTAGTTCCCTAAAGAAATGATTTTCAGATTTAAGAATAAATACATTCAGTAGGATCTTTATAATTCATGCAAAAGAAAACAAAAAGCCTCTTGGAGGAACTACAGTCAATTGGGGAACACCGAGATATCAATTATGTAATTGAGTCCAGGGCTTCCAACATCATTACTAGCGCAATCAATCTTATTGAATTGATACAACGTAATTATTCCCCTGAAAAGGCTGAATTGCTTGAGAAGAAATTGCTTAGTGCAATTAAGGGTAAAGATCAAAATAGATTTGCAAAGACCTTAAGGAAGAAAAATGAAACTGAATGATTTTAAACCAGCAGAACAGAAATTAAATGAACTACGTTTGAGTAGTTTAGTTGGCGACTATGGTTCCGCCGCATTGAAAAGTCTATTTGGCAAAACTGGTGGCAAGTCTACACAGCAACAAATGGCTCAGGATATCTTTATCAAGGACTTTGTTGGTGATGCTATTTCTAGTCTTGAAACTGGAATCAAAAGCGGTTTAATTAATCCTTCTGCTAGAGGCACACCCCGTCAAGTAAACCCCGCATCAGTTCAGCCTCAAGCAGGACAGCCCGGAGCAACAACACCTACAGCACCTACTACCCCGACAACAGGCCCGGCGGCAACAGGTGTAAAGAGTACTGCTCCCGCAGTTGGTAAGTTCAATCAACAGAAGCAGACAACTCAGAATATGAATCAATATATTCAGAAGGCTGCACAGACAATTAACGCTACACCAGATAAAGCACAAAAGGTTGCTTTAACTAAAGAACTAGTAAATTACATGGCCGACCGCAAGGGCTATCCTGAATGGGAAAACGGTCTTGCTACAGTTCAGCAAGTAATTAAAAGAGGCAATATAGACCCTAACTTTGCTAATGCCGCACTTAGCAAGATGAAGGCTGGTCAAACAATGGCTGAAGCCTGGAAGATTTTCTACATTAACAAGTTGCTTGAATCAGTTAAATTGTCATGGAAAGATGTGGGTCTATCAGTTCTTAAGGAAAGCACTTCAAAGAACTATATCATTGTTGAGTCTAAGTATCTTAAACTTAACAACGTGTTTGAAAGTATCGTAGAAGCGGCTAAAGGTCAAAGCATCCAAGATTACTTACAAAATTGGTTTGCCCAGTATATGCAAGGCGTTAATTATTCGTCACAACAACAAATGGTTGATAAGTTAATTAACAATGTTGCTAAAACTTATGCACAAGATAAGGGCAAAGGCGCCTTAGAATCATTGGCACAAAGTGCGTGGGCATTGTCAAAAGGTTCTGCGCCCGGCGCAGCCAATGTTGCTAATCAAATTCAACAAGCAGCCGCGGCACCTGGCGGTAATCAGCCACAGGCTGCAGGACAAACACAGCCTGCAACTGCAACTAACTCTCAGGCACAACCTGCTCAGATGAATAGTCAACAAATGGCCGCACAGATTAAACAAGATTTGGCTAAACTTTCTAAAGTTGATCCAAAATTATATTCTGATTTGATTAAATCACTGGCACCGGCTTCGGCACCGGCAGCAAACACAACAGGAAATACATTCCAGGATAAGCCAGCCGCAACTACAGCCGCGCCAGCACAGCAAGTAGCAGAATCAAAGCGTAGAACAAAATGAATTTGTCAGAATCATTAGCATTATTGAAGTCTCGCTTAGATAACATCGACCAAGAAGTTGTTGTTACTGAGGGCAAAGGTCATTTAGATCATCCAGAAGACCTTGTTTTCTTAGAAGATGAATCAGGTGTTCGTAGAGCAATTGATGCTATGGTGGCAACTGTTAATAATCCCAATACTGTTACAATCAAATGGGATGGATATCCTGCATTGATTTTTGGTCGTGGCCCTGATGGTAAATTCTCTATCATGGACAAGCACATGTTCAACAAGAAAGATGGCTCTGGACGGAAGGTATATAGCCCACAGGAGTTTGTTGCATATGATAATGCTAGAGGTGTAAACCGCGGTGAACTATACGACTTAATCAATACTATTTGGCCTGGTCTTGAAAAGGCTGACAGGGGTTCTAACGGTTTCTATTGGGGCGATTTGTTATTCAGTAATCCATTGAATGATAGTAACGGTTTATATAAGTTCAAAGCAAATCCAAATGGCATTGCTTATACAGTAGATACTGGTAGTGAAGTAGGTAAATTGATTGCTGGTAAAAACGCAGGTATCGCTGTTCACCAGTTTATACCTGCTAATGCAGAATCTACAGACGATGCAGTAACATTGAATGGTACTATCGGCAATTTGCAAAATAACTCAGATGTTGCAATTGTTCCAAGTAAGATGCCAGTTGCACCCAAATTAAAGGTAAACAACCAACTTAAAACCGAAGCAGAACAAGCACTATCTAAGTATGGTAATCTAGTTGCAGACTTAATGAATACTGCTCCTCAAGCACGTAATACATTCAATCAATTGTTTACAGTATACATCAACAAACGAATTGTTTCAGGAAACTTGTCACATCTCATAGATGGATTTATTGATTTTGTGCAGTCAAGACCTATGTCTGATAAAATGAAGGCTAAGATTTTAGAGCATTTAGAAGTCAATAAAGAAGGCGTAGTAGGAGCATTCAAGATTTGGGTTGCTCTTTATAATCTTAAAATGGATGTTGTTAAACAACTTGATAAAGCCGCTGAGAGTAGTCCCGTTAAAGGATATCTACAAGATGGAACTCAAACACAAGAAGGTTTCGTTGCAAATGGCTTAAAATTTGTAGATAGAATGGGCTTCAGCCGTCAAAATTTAGCCGGCACACGATAAATTAATCCTTCTAGGCCTGGTTTTTTTATTTTTGGCATAAATATATACATGAGTTCAGAGAAACTCACATTTTTAAAGGAAAAACAAAATGGCACAATTTACAAGAGTTAATGGTGATCTTAAGCCAGTTACATGGTTAGACAGCCCTTCATACACAAACACTGGTGTTAACACTGCTACTTCAGCAGCCACAGTTCAGCCTCAGGGTCCAAAGTTAGACTTCTTCACTGCAACTGCAAACGGTGCGTTGACAACTACTCAGTTGGCAGCAGGCATCCAAGCAATTCAGCAGTTGGCAACTATCTACATCTATGAGTACACAGATACATCTAATGACACATTAGCATTCGCTGTATACCCAACAGGTGCATGGACAACAGCCGCTCTAGTTACTGCTCTTGAAGCAGATCCAGGTCCCGCTTGGGCAAATGCTGTTACTGTAACAGCGGCAGCAACTTTCACTAACTAATAGTTAGTTAAGTTATCTACAAAGACCCGGGGGATTTAAATTCTCCGGGTTTTTTATTGGCTCTAAATAAGTACATGTATCGTTTATGTTGTTATACTCTTTTCGACATTACTCAGACAGGAGTAATGAACCGCTCTAGACCTGAGAGTCTAGATGTTGAGGGTTGGCTACAAAAACGCAACACACAATGCAATTTTGATACAATATTACAAGTTATCTCATTACGTTCACAGCCCGAACTTATTAAAGCACCATATGTTGTACAAATTAATTTTAACGAATTTGACAAGTTTGGATTTCTCTACGATCAAGAAGAAGGTAAAACACACACATGTTGGAAGTTTGAATTTGAAGTACAACATACAAGTGTATTCGAAAATGCTCTTAATCCATTAGGGGCATTATATAAAGATTGCGAGGGTGTACCCATGATAGTTTGTCCCTCACAATATCAAAAAACTCCGGTTTTCCTAGACACGACTCCGGACTTAAAAAACATTCATTTTGAGGTATTATGAACAAATCAGCCGCTGTTAAGTTTGAACAATTTGTCAAGCGTGAATTAACTGATGAACTAAAAAGTGTTATAGTTTATCAGGAAAATGGTGTATATGAGTTATTTGGTAAATATGTAATTACGTCTACCAGTGATGGTTATTATAAAGTAACCATGAAACCATTTGCGGACGAACATCTTTTTGTAACTGTTAAAAATGCAGTAACTTGGTGTACGTTTGATATTGTAAAACAATACCGAGAAGCCAACCGGGTCAAGGAATTAGATTTAAAAATTGCCAGTATTGACTTTGACATTACTATACATAAGCGTATGGTTACTAAAGCAAACGATTCTGATAATAAATGGATTTATATCATTAAACTTCAAGAGGATGCTCTTAAGAAAAAGTTGATGTTAACCGAAATTAATTCATATATAAATACATCTAAGACGCTTCAGGCACATCGTTTCAGCCAGAAGAAACAGCCTATTTTTAATAGACTGAGATAAATACATAATCAAAACGGAAGAATAGCCATATGAGACTCAACGATTTAGACAAACAAAATTATGCTACTAAAGCATTAAAAGAAAATTTCGAATTAAATTTCGATGTTTCTTCAATGGATAAGAGCAAAACAAAGACTATGCTTAATAAGGTTCATGGCCTTATTAAAGAGTCAAGAAGTGCATCTGATTTCTATAGAAATCAGAACAATCCTGCATACATGAAACTAGTATTTATGGAGCAAGCACTCTCAACTCACTATGCACAGTTACAAAAACGTCCTTCTCCTCGTATCGTTTTTGAAAACGAAGAAGTAGAGAAGTCACAAGTTATTCTTGCCGCACAAGATATGGTTGATTCAATTCAGAAGTATTATGAAGATGTTAACGACATGCTTGTTAAAGAACTTCCTGCGCTAGTAGATTCAATTCAATCTGAGATTGGTGTTAACGAAAGTGCAACATTCAATCAGCAAGCCGGTGATGCATTAACTGCTCTTAACTCCGCATTGTTAGAAGCAAAAACTTCTTTACAGGGTGCATTGGGTGGTCTAACTGGTCAAGCCGGTGCAGATGCATTTGCCGCTCCTGAAATGCCAATTGGTGGTGAAGAAGAAATTGATGTTGATGCTGACATTGATGTTGATGCTGAAATGCCAACTGATATGGACATCCCAATGGATGACGATGAACCAGAAGCAAATTTGGCTGTAGGCAGAGCAAAGAGGTAATAATGCGCCTCTATGAGTTTGACGAGAATAGTGCAACTGTTTCAAAAATAGTTGCACTTACTAATCAATTAGAACAAGATTTAGAAGATGGTGAAATCCCAACGGAATATTCTTTGGATGACCTAATTGATTATTTTCGTGAGTATGATGTTATTTTGGATGCACAAGACCTTTATAACATGATTAAACAACCTCCTCTTAACTCACTTATTCAAAATATTCAAGGTGATAAGGTTGTCTTTAAAGGACAATCTACAACTGCAACTCCTCCTAAAGACGAAAATCAAAAAGTAGTCTCACAAATGGCTAAAAATGCAATGAAATAATTGTCCATAGTAGTTGACAATTTCTAATAGTAATTGTATACTGAGTATAGGATATAAATATTTGCATGATTACGCTAACAAACGAAGCACATACTAAAATAACAAAGCACCTCGCAAAGCGCGGCTCGGGTCTTGGCATTAGAATAGGTGTCAAGACTACAGGCTGTTCCGGTTTGGCTTATGTACTAGAATACGTAGATAACCCTATTGAAACTGATTTGCTTTATCCACAAGATGGATTTAATGTGTATGTAGATAAAAAATCAAGTGTTTATCTAATAGGAATGAACATTGACTTTAAGAAAAATGGTCTTAACGAAGGATTTGAATTTGTAAATCCTAATGCAAAAGATCATTGCGGTTGCGGGGAAAGTTTTAGAATCTAAATGACAATTGAAATTACGCATTTAGTTACTGTTGGTTGTAGTTTTACTTACTGTCAGGCCTTATATGATCCGCCTAACCAAGGGTGGCCTAGACTACTAGCAAATAAATTAGGAGTTCCTGTAGTAAATTTAGGAGAGCCAGGATCATCCAATGATGGCATTGCACGTAGAACTTACAACTATTTTTATAAAAATTTACCTACTAATTCTAAACCTTTATTCGTAGTTGCAATGTCTCAAAGTATTCGTAGAGAAGAATACTTTGCTGAATATGACCAAAATAGTGGATTTGGATTAGAAGAAATCAATGATTATCATGGATTAATGGTCGGTGATGAAAAAAATCTTGTAGATAAAGCAGTCTATGAACAAATGAACGATATCGGTGTATATAAATCACAAGAACGAAAACTTAGGCTATGGGCTTCAATTATTAATTTGTTTAAAGCACACAATATTCCCTATATAACTTCTGATTATATTCCTGATAAGTCTGAAGAAACTGCATTATACATTAAATTAAATTATCCTGAACTTAACAAATACATTAATATGGATAGTAATAAATTACAAAATTTTTGTGATATTACTGTTGGTTATCCTAAAGCAATGGACAAAGGTCATGATGGACCTGACGCACAAATAGCGTTAGCAGATTACATTTATAAGCAATTACTTAAAAGACACGAAAAAATTATTCCAATTAAAGATGCTAAATTTTTATCACTAAAAGATTTTCCAGTATCACATAAAAAACTTTTTGAACAAACAAACCAATGGTACAAACACGAAATGGGATTAAATTATTATTATGGCCTTAGAAAATAAATTTAACTACGTAGAATTAAAAAGAGAAACAATTGATGGCTCTCGCAAATATATAACTCCAGATGGATTTAAAGTTCCTAGTGTCACTACAATTTTAGATGCGACAAAATCAGAAGAATCTAAGAAAGCCCTTCATGAATGGCGCAAACGTGTTGGAGTCGAAAAGGCTCAACAAATTACTACTGAAGCCGCAGGTCGTGGAACACGAATGCATAAATGGCTTGAGAACTATGTAAAGACAGGAGAAACAGGTGAGCCCGGAAGCAATCCGTATAGCAAGCAATCACATACGATGGCGCATTCAATCATATCTCAAGGATTATCCAACTGCACCGAGTTCTGGGGCACGGAAGTATCTTTATATTTTCCTGAAGTTTATGCTGGGACCACAGACTTAGTTGGAGTACATAATGGTGACGAAGCCATTATGGACCATAAGCAAACTAATAAGCCCAAAAAGCGTGAATGGATTGAAGACTACTTTGTTCAAACAGTAGCCTACGCTACTGCACACAACGAAGTTTGGGGAACTAACATTCGCAAGGGCGTTATTTTCATGTGTTCTGCTGATAATCTCTATCAGGAATTCATTGTTGAAGGTAATGAATTCGACAAGTACACTAGTCTGTGGTTTGAGCGACTAGAGAAATACTACACCAAGTTCGTTTGATAAAAGCATAAATAAGTGTAATCGGATGGGTAAAGATTACACTTATGTCAATTCTACAGATATCAAAAATTCAACAAAGGTCAGGTAACTTAGTAGACCTGCCTCAGTTAGACGAAGCCGAATTTGGCTGGGCGTCTGACAATAGACGCCTCTTTATTGGCAAAACCACTCCTAACGAGAACATTGAAGTATTAACTGGGTATTCCCAGATTAGTTTTGATCAGATCGAAGGTAGTGTTGGTAACTTAAACATCAATCCACTTACAGTAGATGATGGTCAAGTACTTGCATATGATGGTACCAATTGGGTAAACAGAGGTGGAAACGCCGGTGGATTACTTAATTTAGGTAATGTAGGTAATGTCAAAATTGAAGGTGGTGCAATTGGTTATGTACTTGAAACTGATGGTTTAGGTAATTTAAGTTGGACTCCTAAGTCAACTATTATTGCATACATTGAAAATGTAACAAAAGCAAATCCTGCAGTTATAACAACTACTCAAGACAACTTCTTTACCGAAGCCGCAGAAATCACAATTACTGATGCTGTGGGTATGACCCAGTTAAATGGTAATACTTATTACGTTAACATCCTGACTTCAAATACTTTTTCATTGTATTCTGATCCAGGTCTTACGGTTACGGTTAACTCAACTGGATACGGTAACTATGCCTATACTAGTGTCAGCAATACCACTGTTGCTACCAATGTAGTTACAGTGGGTGATTCGACCTTGTTCACAGTAAACCAAGAAGTTATGTTTTTGGGAAGTTTAAGTACAAGTGGTCTCTTAAATAATACACCTTATTACATTAAGACTAAACCAAGCAGTACTGAAGTAACAGTTTCTAATGAGTTATTAGCGAACGGAGTCGCCGGCAATACACAATCATTGCAGACTACGGTACTTACTGCAAACATGTATGCTACAGGTGGTAGAGTTGTTTCGGCTGTAGGTGGTGCTGGCTCAGCGGCTGCGGCAGGTTCTAATACAACTGTGCAGATTAATAATAATAATCTATTAGATGGTGATGCAGACTTCACATTTGATTTTGCCCCCGTATCAGGACCTAAATTATTAACAGTTATTGGTAATGCTAACGTAAGCAATTTAAATGCAACTGGTGTTGCAACAGCAACTCGCTTTATCTCTAATATTGCAACTGGTACAACGCCTATCCAAGTAGCATCAACCACACGTGTTGCAAACTTAAACGTTGCCTATTCTAATGTTACTGACTTTACTAATATTACAACAGCAACTACTGGCACATTCTATCCTGTACTAACTAATAGTTTAACAGGAAACGTTGCACAATTTGCAAACAATGCAATATCATTCAATGCATTGACAGGTAACTTAACAACAGCATTGTTAAATGTTGTCGGTAATGCTAACGTTGGTAATATTGGCACAACTACCGCAGTTATTACAACAGGTAATATTACTACTATCAATAGTGGACTATTACAAAATGGTAATAGTAATATCACTATTACTGCTAACGGTAATGTCAGTGTTACTGCCGCAGGTGGAACAACTGAATTAGTTATAACTAGTACAGGCGTAAACGTTGCAGGTACACTAAATGCTAGTGGTAATGCTAACGTAGGTAATTTAGGTACTGCTGGATTGATCGTTGCAACAGGTAATGTTACTGGTGGCAACTTAACAACCGGTGGTGCAGTAGTTGCGACAGGTAATGTTACTGGTGGTAACTTAACAACCGGTGGTGCAGTAGTTGCAACAGGAAACGTAACAGCAGGTAACTTATATGCTAACTCAGGTACGTTAGGTGTTGCGACATTAAATGTCTCTGGTGAAAGCAATCTTAACTCTGTTGGAAATGTTTATATCAGTGGTGGTAATGCTAATCAACTTTTACAGACTGATGGTGCAGGTAACCTAAGTTGGACTGATCCAAACGGTGGATACTTCTTGCATACTCAAAGTTCTGCTAACACCATTTGGACAGTCACACACAATCTTAACAGACAATATGTAACAGTTGAAGCAATTGATGCTAACGGCAATTCATATACCGGTCGTTATGATTACCCAACTATTAGTTATACTAACGCTAATGCGTTAACAATGACATTTACTTCCGCAGTTGCAGGATATGCCGCTGTTACAGGTGGAGGCACAAACATTAATAGTGTTAGTGTTGGAAACTCTACGCCCGGTGGTGTCAATACTCAAGTACAATTTAATGATGCAGGTGCATTAGCAGGCAGTTCAGGTCTTGTATATGACAAGACTACAGGAACATTAACTGCTACTTTATATGCAGGTTCAGGCGCAAACTTAACCAACATTGCTGGTGCAAACGTTACTGGACAAGTATCATTTGCGGCAACAGCAAATGCAGTAGCAGGATCAAATGTCACAGGTGCTGTTGCATTCGCAACAACAGCAAATGCAGTAGCAGGTGCAAACGTAAGTGGTGCAGTATCATTTGCAACAACAGCAAATGCAGTAGCAGGTGCAAACGTAAGTGGTGCAGTATCATTCGCAACAACTGCAAACGCAGTAGCAGCCGCTAATGTTTCAGGAACTGTTGCCAATGCAAATAACTCAGCGTTTTTAGGTGGTACAGCGGCAGCAAGTTATCTATTAGTAACAGGTACAGGCAGTTCATTGACAGCACTTACTGGTGCTAATGTTACTGGCACCGTTGCTAATGCAACAACTGTTATTGGTGCAACTCAGAATAACATTACAACATTAGGCGCATTAACTACATTAAGTACAGGCGCAAATACTACATTAGGTACTATCACAGGTAACTGGGTATTATCAGCCGGATCAAAATTACAATCAACATATGCTGACTTGGCAGAATATTATGAGGCTGATGTTTCATACGAACCTGGCACCGTTATGGAGTTTGGTGGTGAGAAAGAAATTACTTTAGCAACAGACGGCACACGAAGAGTTGCCGGTGTAGTAACCACAAACCCTGCTTATGTTATGAATGCTATGTGTCCTGGTATTGCAGTTGCAGTAGCACTTCAAGGTAGAACATCAGTAAAAGTACGTGGCACAATTCACAAAGGTGATATGCTTATTTCTGCTGGTGACGGATTCGCAAGACCAGATCATAACCCATTAATGGGTACAGTTATTGGTAAAGCATTAGAAAACTTTGAAGGCGTCGAAGGCGTCATCGAAGTAGCAGTCGGCAGACTATAAAGATAACGAGGAATAAAGATAATGGCATCATACGCATATACAGCAAGTTCAGCAGTAGCAACATCGGGAAACATTGCTACGGATAAAGTACAAATAGCGACTACTAGTGCTATTCAATATACAACTAGTTTTCCCAACGTTGCATTAACTGGTACAATTACTGCGGCTACTAATACTACAACAGTAACAGGGTCTGGTACATTATTCTTATCGGAACTTAATGTTGGGGCCTGGATTGGTAATACAGCAGGAAGTACAGCAGGTATTGTACAAGCAATTGCTAACAATACAAGTTTGACATTGACTGCTAATTCAGCCGTTGCAATTAGTGGTGCAACAGCACGTTATAACCCATATGGAGTAGCCTATACTGTTGCTACTGCTAATAGCACGATTATTCCTGCTAACACAGTTAATAACAGCATTATCGTAGGTCAAGGTAACGTAGTATCATTTAAAGAAGTATCAGGTGTTACATCTGCACCATTTACTATTACAGAACTTGGTGCTCCACATGCTAACAGTGGCACAACGGGCGTGGCAGCAACACCTGTAAATGGCGGACCCAAATCTTAATTTTTACGTAATAAAGATAAATAGTTTGTACGCTCTCATGGTGAGAGTTTATGCAGTACCCACTGCGTAGCGACTAGAACTCGCTCATAACATTAAGGAAAAAACAAATGGGACGTCCACTAAAAATCGCAAAGGCCCAAGCGGTCTTGACAGTAACTAATACTACTGCAACAACAAATATCGTAACAGTTTCTCAAACTTTAAGCACATTAGGTGTTATTGCTGGTATGCCTTTTATACCTAGCGTTACAACTGGTACAAACTTAATTGCTGGTACAACATTCTATATTCTAGCAGTCACTGGTGCATCAACATTCACTGTTTCTGCAACTCCACTAAATGCTAACCCAACATATACACCAGTTACATTGACAACTGGTACAACAGCATCAGCGTTGTCAGTTGGTGTAGTTGATGCATACTTTAACAACCCACTCGGTGGCGTAGGCTACCCAGCAACTAACGCTAACACATATGGTGTTGTCGGTGGTAACACTGCAATCTACGGTAGTCAAGTTCTTGCTAACGTAGCAATTGGTCAAAATGGTACAGGTACATTGTATTCTGCTACTGATACCGCGTATGTAACTGGTATTGGTACTGATTTGGCAAACGCACTAAGTGTAGGTTCTGTAATTCAAGTTGCAAGTGCAAACATTAATGGTACAACAACTGATTATACTACTCTAGGTTTTGCAAATACAGTTCCAGGTTTAACAACTGTTGCTGTTGCTAACACACAAAATACAGGTAACATCATTGGTACTTCAGGTAATGCTCAAACATTGCTTGCTAACGGTACAGTAAGATTTACTGCTAATTTGGGCGGCTTAGTCTCTGGTCAAATTTATTTTGTTAAAGCAATTGCTAACGCATCTGCATTCACTGTTTCAACAACATTGGGTGGTGCAGAAGTTGACTTGTCTAATGCTACTGGTACTCCAGACGCTCAACAAGATGTAGTTGAACTAGTTGCAAATGCGGAGGTGGCGGCATCAGGTTCTGCATTCATCTACGCAACTCCAGAAGCAGGCTTCATTGTTCGTCAAAAGGGCAAGACAAAGTACTTAGTAACAGGTGCAACAACTGGTCTAACAGCACAATGTTTCACTGCTAACGTTGCCAATACAGCGTTGACTCCAAACACAATGTCTATCATTGGAACTAATGCGGCTTCAGGCACACAGTTTGTTTCAAGTATTAATGACTACAACAGTGAAGTGTTCCCAGCAACTGTTGCGGCAGGTTCACTATCAGCAGGTACAGTATACACTATCTATAGTACAGGTACAACAAACTGGACTTCAGTTGGTGCTATGTCTAACATGACAGGCGTTACATTCACTGCAACAGGTACCGGTTCAGGTACAGGTCTTGCTGTATTGGCTAACGTCAATCCTGATATCATTGCTACATTCAACACAGCCGCTGTTGCGAACGTAGACAATGGTCAGCCGAACCCAATCGTTACGATTAACGGCGCATAATAAATGGCACTCTCTGTTCAGAAACAACCCGAAACAGAGATTGCTGTCCTTCAGGTCCAGTATCAAAACCTCGACGAAAAAGTTGGTGATTTGAAAACTGGCCTGAAGGAACTTCGTGACCACATCGATACTCATATGGAAACAACTCATGCTATGATTAGAGATTTCCAAACGGAAAATACAAGACAGCATGGTGAAGTTAACAAAAAAGTTAATGCGCTAGAAAAATGGCGCTGGATGCTCATGGGGGCTGGAATCTTAGCCGGGGCACTTGGGTGGCCCGCATTAAGTAAACTATTAGGAATTTAATAATAGGGGCTACGGCCCCTATTATTTTATCAGTGCTTCTAATTTCTCAATAACAATATCAATATTCACAGTAGAAAACAATCCTGGGTGCAATGGTTTAGGATATAGTCCATGCTCAACCCAAGCATATCCCAAATGCTCATCATTTAATACTGGAATGAATTCTTCTTTTACTTGACAGAAGAACGTGTTATACACAAAGTTACCATTTGTAAACTTCTGAATAGGTATCAATTTCATCTCAGGGTCAAAGAAACCCATTTCTTCAACACATTCTCTTTCAACACCTTCAAGTAAAGTTTCACCCTTCTCAACTTTACCTCCTGGGATACTCCAAGTGGTGTTGTTCTTATCTGATCTTAGTAAGTATAGATATCTATTAGTTGAAGAACTATAGAAGAATACACCGGCCGCGTTGGTCATATCAAATTACAACGCTATAATCGCCCTGATCATACCATCCTTCGTATGATTTCATCCACATACCATCAGCATCAACATATCGATACTGGATAGTAGTAGTTAGATTAGTTACGAACTCAACCTCAGTTGCATTTTGACTGTCGAATGCAACAAACCATTCAGCCTCAGTTGCATCATATTCTACAATATCGTTTGCGTTTGCAATTAAACTTCCCCAAGCAACTGTACTAGTTCCGTCTGAACCAATATCTTCTACTATGAGATATCTTACACCCGGAGTAGGACCTGGCAAACCTGCATTCGGTCCCTGTAATTGTGGATTGATAACACTATTAACGGGCGCTAATGTATTTTGAGGCAATGTATCAGGATCAATGCTATAAATTAAGAATCTATCATCTAATGGATCAGGAACAATTGTACCTACAATGTCATCTTCCATATATGGATTCTGTAACCAAATTTGACTGATACCCGGCTTTACTTTACCATACACGTTTAACAAACTTGTCCAATACAACGAAGTATTAGGACTATCGGGATTGTTTAAATTAGTGTTAGGTGGATAGAATGCTTCATTAGCAGGTAGTAATTGAAGTCTGTTACCAACTAATAATAACTTATATCCATATGGTGTAATCTTTTGACGAGTACCTAATAGTAAATCATCATCTTGTACGTCTTGATATGCGGTACCTTTATAGATACTTGCAATAATCTTTTGAATAACGCCCAACTTCTTAAGTTTACTTGATGTAGTAATCCAGATAGGCATGTAAAACTTCCATGTCAATACATCAATAGGATTGCCGGTACCCTGTGGAATACTTCTGCTAGAGAATGTCAATCCATCTTGAAATACTGCACTCAATGAAGTCCAGTCAACAAAGTTATCAGTGCTTTGAATTTCAAGTGCAGGATTGAACAATGTGCCTAACTGTTCAATAATTTCTAACTTCTGATTATAGTTTGTAGTCCAAAAATCTACCGTCATACGAAGAGTATAAGGAACAGGCATCAATCGTTCAATAGTAAATGCTTGTCCCTGTGTTTGTTCATATGTTTGAGTTTCACTGTCATATGCACGTTGTCTTATGTTAACCTTATCAATGAAGGTAGGGTCTTGTGTTCTACGTTGATCGTATTCTAATCCGCTAATATAGTAGGTAATTAGGGGTGCAGATGGCAAATTACTTGCACTGTTATTAGCAATAATAGTACTTGCTTGCCTGCTACTATCACCATACATAATTGGCACACGAATTAAGATATCGTTTCCATTAGGGTCTTTGCCTTTAGTTACATACCAGTTGCTAAAAATTTTAGCAAATTGCACCAAGAACCTTCTAATCTGATTATCGTAAAAAAACTGTGCCATTTATATTATGCTTCCGGTGGTAGTGGTGTTAGTGCAGGCTGAAGTAATGACGACAGCGGTTGACGTTGTGGTACCACCTCTTGTGTATTATTTAGATAAATTTCGCCTTGGTTATTAATAAATCCAGACAATTGTGAATCATCAGTCTCACTGAATCCAGTAGTTG